AATGAAAGAGGTAAAGCCCAAGTAGTTACAAATCAAGGTAACTGGGTTAGTGAACATATAAGAACTGCAATTCTTAAATTTAACTATGAAATTGACAAGATAGATAAATTATTTATTAGAGACTTTACTGATGAAGAACTTAACGAGTACGAAAGAACTTTGCAATAGGATTTCTTGGTTTTCTTTTTCTCATTTCTACTACAACACGATTAGCCTCTAATTCTATAAGTCTATTTAACAGAGAAGCCATAAAAATATCTTGGTCAAACTTTTTTCTGACCATGTGTGTGCAATATCTTTTTATATTATCCAAATTATCACTTTTCATAATTTCTCTACATTGCATTTCAATTTCTAGTTCCAACTCTGGTGGTGCTGGTTGTATATCAATGTTGAGAAATTTAGTAATTTTCATTTTACTGGAAACAGTTTTTCTTCAATCATCTTTACGATTGCATCATCAACATCATTGTCTGATTTTTGTGCAAGATCTTTCAAAAGATTCAAAGCAGCTTTACGAAGAGATTCAGATTTACCAAATCTAATAAACAAATTGATTAAAAATTTAGACATAAGTTTGTATGTTCTTTCCCAAACATACCAAAGATTAACGATTCTGACCTTCTATACGACTTACGGCCTTCTCTAGCTGATTGATTCGATTAAATATTTCTCTTATATCTCTTTCTCGTCTGTTGCTTATATTAGATAAAACCATAAGAAAAGCTGTGGCTGCTGCTCCAATTAAGGCTGCGTGTACCTCTGGCATTGATTTAAGGTATATTTATGTATAGTATGACTAATAAAACCTAGTTATGGCAGAAGAAGTCAAAAAAAATCCTCTCCAGAAACTCAAGGAAAACATTACTGACAAGGAGGAGCAATTAGCTTTTATCTCAGTTGTAGTAAGGCTTGTTGTTGTCGCTTGGAGTGGGTTTATAGTTTCTCTAAACTACATTTCTATTCCAGGATATAGTAACGAACCTAAGGACATCACGTTTCCTGCCAGCTTGCTGACGGGAGCACTTGCCAGCTTCGGATTGGAAGGAGCTAAGAAAAGAGGTGATGGTACATTCAAGCCAGAAGATAAGCCATTAAACAAAAAAGAAGTAGAAGCGTTACTAGCATCACAGTCAGGAGGTTATCAAACAATTAGAATAGAGACACCCATCAAGATTCTTGGTGCGGAAGTTGTTGATCGTGACCGTACACCACCTAAAAAATGAAAAAACTAATCCCACTTTTACTATTAGCAACAACACCTGCCTACGCTAATATCAAACAGGAATTTGTAACCTCTGCACAAATATCCATAGACTCACCTTATGTAATTACAAATGCTGCACCATCAAGCTACAGCATAAGCGGAAACAATATCACTACATCTACAGGAACTGGAGAAAACGTTGTAACTAATGGAATTGGTGGTCTAAATCTTGGTAGTTTCGGTAATAATGGAGCACCAAACGCAATGCACACAAATAAAACAGTAACAACGGCTGGATCAGCGTTTTCTCTCTCGGAAAGTTATCAAGCTGGAGATGGAACACAATCTGCAATCACTCCTTCTAGCGGAATAGCAAGTCTCCCTGTGCTTGGTGGTACAACTACTGTTATCTCAGGAGGTACTGCTGGTAATCTTGGTTTAACTTCAGTTTCATCAGGAATCCATACCTGTACTGCTGGAGGATCAGGTACTAGTTGTATTGGTTCTACTACTGTTCGTATTACGATTGACTAGACTTTGGCTCTTAGTTTTATTAGCATTACCATATAGGACATTAGCAGTCCCCGTAGTGCCTCAGTTCCGATCTGGAAGTTCTCAAACTTCAAGCACCTCAGAATCAGTAATTA